ACCCATAAAAACGGTATTAGATTTGAAAACTGGACAAAACACACCCCTGATTACTTCCACAGTGTAAGTGATGCAAGCACCATTGGTTATTACAATTTTTACGGCTTATACAATGGTCTTATTGAGAATAATAAAACATTGACTGAAAATATTGCATCAAGAGCAATGATAGAAAACAAAGTTCGTGCTGACAGACCCCATGAATCTGTGAACCAATATCATTTTGATACTGCCCTTCTCAACAATTATTTAACAAAATTATGTCAAGAAAGAAATATTTTTTTCATTGATAGCAAAATCGTTAAAACAAATTTAAGTATCGAAGATGGTAGTATTAAATCAGTTATACTGGAAAATCAGGAAATTCTTGAGGCGGATTTTTGGATTGATGCATCAGGGATGGCTCGTATTCTTATATCAGAGGTAAGTGATGCTAAGTGGAAGTCTTTCTCCAATCATCTTCAGATGAATTCGGCAATCCCTTTCCCTACCGAATCTGACCCCTCTGGAGAAATTAGACCATACACAAGGGCTAGGGCTATTCAGAACGGATGGGTTTGGGAAATCCCAACTCAGCAAAGAAGAGGTAATGGTTATGTTTATTCCACAAACTTTTGCACTGATGATCAAGCAATTGCTGAAGTGTCAGCGTTGCTTGGATTTGAGGTTCAACCAGTAAAGACTATTAAATTTGACCCCGGTCATCTCGAAAAGATGTGGGTAAAGAACTGCGCTGCAATCGGTCTATCTTCTGCTTTTGTTGAGCCAATTGAAGCATCCTCCATTGGAGGTACAATTCAACAAATGAGGTGTTTGGTGGAGAATTTGTCCTCGTACAAGATTGGCCACACTGCTGTTCAAAATGAATACAATAAGAAGATGAATATTATGATGCAAAATATTTTATCCATGATTTATCTTCATTACATGTCTGACAGAAGAGATACTGAAATGTGGATAAACCAAGCGAATACACCAGTTCCAGAATATTTGCAAAACTTACTAGATTTGTGGAGCGAAAGACCTCCGTTCCATAATGACATACCAACAAGTAATTATGAAATGTTCCATGTTCCGCATTTTTATCATGTAGCCCAAGGTCAAAAGGTTCTGTCTAGAGATGCCTCTTCGCTTGCTATAAGTAGATTTAACATCAGAGATGCTGTAAAAAACTCTATGTATTCTGCTAAAATAAGACAATCAGATCATGCAAAGGTGGACCATGCGAAATCGCTCAAAGAAATACAATTATAAGATTTCAATGTTTAAGGGAGACACCCCCAAGCCAAAAAGGAATGAAGTTGTAATTGTCCCTGATGATAATCGTTTATTAGAAATCCCTCCTTACCTTGGGCAAGGGAACTTGCCTTCTTGGTGGAATTCTCTCCCTGTCAAAAGTATGTCTTTAAGAAGATGTAATGGGACTTTTGATTATCTTCAATACGGTTTTATTATTCCCATGTGGACAGATGTGACTATTAGACCAGGTGCATCAGGTGTAAAATTTGAATATAAAATGAGTTCTTTTGGTGATAATTATTCTTTTCATGTAGAGGACTTTCAAGCTGAAAGCGCAAGTGGCTGTCCTGTTGGTGAAAATAGAGCATTGAAAAATTTTAATTATCCAAAGCTTGTTTCTCCTTGGAGATTCTTTACACCAAAAGGTGTTTCCTTAATGTCTTTGCCCATTCTTCATGAGCCAAATCCGAACTATACGATTATGCCTGGTATTGTCCACACTGATTTCTACCATCAAATTCATGTTGTTATATCTGTATTAACGGATAAAGAATTCACCATCCCCGCTGGGACACCTATTCAGCATATGGTTCCTATTAAAAGAAATGAAGGCATTGATAAGATTATTTTCGGTAATGAAAGTATGTATAAATTTCACATTGGGAATGGGATGGGTGAGGGTAGTCTTGTAGTGCCGGACAACAGCCAGACCTATAGAAAACTTAGAATGCAGAACGATGAAGAAGCAGAAAGGAAAAGAAGATGGAATTTTTTCAAAAAATAATTAATGCTGTCAAGACCATGAGTAATCGCTCATACTGGACAAGTGTTAACACAGTAGAGGCTTGGGGCTTTGCTACCAAGATTGCAATTATCTTTCCGGGTCTTCTTCTCGGCAAGCAATTTTGGTGGTTATATATTTTCGCCATCATTTCCAGCGTTGCTCTTATTTGGACTTCAACACACAAGACCCTTCCAACAATCATCCTTTTCAATGTCGCTTGGGTGGTTTTGGCAAGTTTATCGATATTAAAACATTTTTGGTGGTTTTGAGATTTACCAACTAAAACCGTATGCTGTATAATTAAAGCATAATGGATGAAGTAAAGATCAATACATCTAAAACCCTCACACTAACCCTGCCAAGTGACCCAACATCAAATCTAGTGTCAGTATCTCTGTACCATGAGTTCGGTGATTTGGTGTCAGGACCAACCAGCGCAACCAGAACGGGCGCAGGTGTTTATACAATCACCTATGGGCAACAATCTTCGGGTATCTATATTTTAAATTCAAGTGGCAAGTATCGTGCTGATTTCACATATACGGTTTCTGGCACATCTTATACGCAATCTCAAATATTTAGCGTTTACGCCCCCTATGTGACATATGAGGAATTCTTTGAGGAGTATCCAGAACTTGAGGAAACTTTTGGTTCCAAGTTTGATAAATCCGAGAGGCAAGTCCGTAATATTGTTAACACATTTACCGGCCAATCTTTTGACCCTTACTACAATAAGACAATTTTTATGCATGGATCAAATTCGGAAAATCTCCACTTACCTCTCCCATTGTTTAATCTTAAAAAAGTTGTTACTGATGTCGGAACGACAATGGAAGAAGTCATTCATGATGTTGATAACAATATTACAAATATTGAAAAAGTTAGATCTCAACCATTTAATTTTGAATCGACGTATTTCCTTCGCTGGAAGAAGTCGCTTCTTGACACAATCAATGTAATGCTTTACACAAATAAATTTAAACCTAAAACAACATACACTGTGCTTGGCGATTATGGCTGGCAGTATGTACCAGAGAATGTCAAACAAGCCTCTATTTTAATTATTGCAGATATGTTGAATGATGACTCTACATACAGAAGACATGGCTTTTATGCGGTTGATCTTGACATTGTTAAACTTCAAACAAAACAATCTTTTTATGAATCAACAGGAAACATTGATGCAGATACTCTTCTTATGGACTACACATTATTTATCATGGACTATGTTGGATAATGGCTTCAGTAGGCTATTTGAGATATCCTCACACAGTTGAGGTTCATGAGAAGACTACTGCCGAGAATGCAGCTGGTCAAAAGTATTATACCTTCACATTAGATAAGAAAATACCGGCAATTGTTAACTCTCCAGAAGATCAATATTCTGCTGGCACGAAGATAAGGGTTGCTCCGTATCAAGAGTTTATCCCTGTTTTGCAAATGATTGTTCCCGGTGAATATGCAAGCACTGTTGTGAGTTCTTCAAGAATTTTAAATATAAAAGATAGATATGGCAATGTTCTTGAAACTGGTCCATATGAGATTATAACCATTCAAGCAAAGTATGGATGGAACGGTAAAAAACACCATCTTCTAGCAAGTCTAAGATTAGTTGTGGAGCAGGCATGATTGGTTTAAAAATTAATCATAATCTTAGTTCAGTTGTTGACTACATCAACAGTATGGAAAATAACATTCAAATGACTGTTTCTAATTCTGTACAAGAAGCAAGGGGTATTCTCGCACAAGAACTTCCGGCATTATTCGGTGGAGGAAATGACGACATTGTAATAGATTTTCAATATCATCATGGCTCATACACATTGATAGTTGAAGGTATAAACCAATATCAAGCGTATCATCAAACAGGAATGGATATCGATAGTCTTGTAACATACATGGAAAATAGAATTGTTGACATTGTGCAAGACGGGTTGAATAGGAGCGGTTATGGCAATTAGTGTTTATGATGTAAATACATATTTAAAAAATGATACACAGATCCAAACTATTGCTGGAAAGACCATGAGTTTCTTTCCAGTTGTTTCAACAGACGGGGAGCCTGCTCCTTTTGTTGTTTACTTTTATAATCCAATGGTTTCAAATGTTGAGACATATTGGGAAAGATATGACTACATTAAATATTCAATTTTTGACACAGATGTTGATAGGCTTTTTAAGATTTCTGAGAGATTTATTGACCTGCTCAGTATTGGAGATGGTGTTGCTAAACAGAATGGGATAACCAGCACTACAGTGAGAATCCTATCATCACAACAAACTGGGTCTAGCCTATTAGCCCCTTTGGAAATAAATGGCTGGTATAGGATGAATTTAGACTTCAGAATCTGTGTTGTGGTAAAATAACTGTGGTAGTATAGTAAATATGAAATATACTACAATTACATATGTGGGGAAAACTCCCGGCTATGTGGTGAGAATATCAAATAGAACTTATGACTTTGAGTGGAATAAGGGTCTTGGAATCGGAAGAAGACAAGATGAAATTCACCCAGACCATATGAAAAAGATCGCTAAATGGCGTGACAAAAGAGGAAAAAGGATTTTTATCCTCGAATAATTTAGGAGGAAAACTAAATGGCAGTTAATGTCTCAAATATCGTAGTCGGTGAGGCTACAATCAAGCTTGGCGATTCCGCCAACGCAACAACAATTTCCGCAATGGATGGCTTTGCTGATCTTGGCGCTACACAAAATGGCGTTGAAATCTCATGGGAGCCAGACATGGTTGATATTGAAATCGACCAGTATGGCGATGCAGCAAGAATCGTTCAGTCGAAGGTGAAGGTTATGGTTAAGACAACTATGGCTGAAGCAACATTGAACAACCTTGCAATTGCATGGAACTATGACCAGAATACTGGTGGTTCTTCAATCATTGCAAACAATGACGGTGCAAGCACCACAACCTTTAAGTTCGGCGCACAGTCTGTGTTCCCATACGAAAAGGGTCTTGTTGTTCAAGGTACCGCTCCTGGCTCAGCAGCTGGTTCAATTAAGACAAGAAAGTTCTACACCAAGAGAGCAATCTCGATGGAGGCATCAAATGTCACCATGAAGAGAGCAGAGGCATCGGTGTTCGCCGTTGGTTTCCGCATTCTTCCAAAGACAGAAGACACTGGTTACGAGTACGGCAAGATCATCGATCAGGCATAATTCTTAAAACTTAATTATCTCGGTAAAATCCCTGGGCTTATGTGATAAACTTAAAGCCTAGGGATTTTGCTTATCCCCGATTAGATACTAAGGAGTATATAAAAAATGGCAACTGATAAAAACAAAGATCTTTTCTTGGGAACAGAGATTATTTTCGCTGATGGAAAGAAGAGAACGATTAGACCTTTGACAATTCGTAACTTAAGAAAGTTTATGAAGATTGTAAAGGATCTTAAGACTGAGGATAATCTCAATGATGACGACCTCGATGTGATGGTTGAAGCAGCTTCAATTGCACTTCTCGCTGTTGATCCAGAGTTAGCAGAAGATAAAGATAAGTTGGAAGACGCTCTTGACCTTCGTTGTTTCGGTGAGCTTATGGCCGCCGCAATGGGTTCAGACCCTTCCTAACAGATGAGGGTGGAACTGGTGAGCCTCTCGCTTGGGAGGACATTCCACTTCTCAAATACGAATCTGAGATATTCGTAAAAACCGGTGCTTGGAAAAACATTTTTGAACTGGAGTCTAGTCTCACCCTAGACGAAATGTTCTTGTTGTATAGAGCCTGTGCTAATGATACAAATATGACAATGAAAGTTATGGCTGCTTCACAGGGCGCAGATATTGATTTCAATGATGACTGGTATGATCCAGCTCCACCAGAAGTTCTTAGTCAGAATGACTTGAGGGGCATACCAATCGGATTGATGATTGAAGAAATATAGTATTGCTTTATTTACAAGCGTATGAAATAATGTTAAAGAGATAATTATGGCTGAAAGAAATGGTAGAGTAGAGATAACTGCTGAGATTGATCAACGACTTCAATCTGCCCTATCTCAAATGTCTTCTAGTCTTCGCAGTACTATTGAAGTAACAAACGCTGTAAATAGATCAACAGACTTGACAAAATCGACAATGCGCGGTTTGAGTCAGGCTCTTTCCGTAACAAGCGGCTCTACTAATGAATATAATAGATCTGTAACTGAAGCTGTTAAGAATCAAGCAATCTTAGCAAGTCACTTTGGCAAAACAAAAGAAGCCATAGCCAGCCTTAATAAAATCATGGCCAACAGCCGGGGGACTAATGTAACTTCTCAGGATATTGCTGTTCAAAGAGCTTTCATTAATCAGTTGCAGTCTCAACTGGGTATTCAAAAAGAATTACAGAAGTATTCAAATACTCAATCTTTAATGGCACAAAGCAATGCCTTAAACTCTTTGGCTACAAAGTACTCTTATGCTGGAAACCGCTTGTCAATGGGGTTGACACTTCCCTTAGTCGGTTTCTTTAGAACAGCATTCTCCAACTATAGAAGACTAGAAATAGAAACTGTTCGCACAACAAAACTTCTGGGTGACTCTTATACCGATGCTGGCGCTCAGGTAAAAACTCTTGGAAAAGAACTTGATGCTATATCTCTCAAGTATGGTGTTGCTAGAGATCTTGTTCAGGGGCTTGCTGGCGACTATGCTGAATTGGGAATTACAGATATCAAGGCTCTTTCTGGATTAACAGATTTAACAGCAGCAACTGAAAAACTTGGTAATGTTGATATCACTGAGGCTTCAAACTTCATCAAGTCTATTTATCAAACAGTTAATCGTGTTAAAAGAGATGAGGCTGCAAGGGCTGGTCGTGCAATTAGCTTCAAAGATCCAGCAGAGGAGGCTCTCTTCTATGCTGATTCTATTGCTCAAGTTCGTGGTCAGTTGGCGATGTTCAACCTTTTGGAAAACAAAACCTCTTTGGCACTTCAAGACATTGCGAAAGCATTCCCTGAATTAACAGCAGCATCAACCTCTTTTGGTCTTTCAATGACTGAAGCATCAGCTCTTATTATTCCGATGGTTGCTTCTGGTTTCCAAGTAGGTGCTTCAGCAAACTCTGTGAAAGTTTCTTTGCAGAGATTAGTTGCTATGACAAAGAAGAACCAAGAAGCAATTAAAGAACTCAAATTAACTCAAGCAGATTTCAACTTTGAGGCTGGAGTTGGTATTGATACAATTCAAAAACTATCTGATGGTTATGAAAGTTTGAAAAGGACAAGAGGTGATGAAGGAGCGTTGAGATTCTTCTCCGATCTTTTCGGTGTTCGTCAGGGTCCAAGAATGGAAGTCGCCCTCCAGAACCTGAGTCAGTTCCAAAGTCAAATTAGCAAAGCTGGAACTATTGAAGATCAGTTAACAACGCAATTAGAAAACTATGTAAGACAAAGAGCCGGACAAGCTGGTTTGGGTGAAAAATATAGCAAAATGGAATTGACAAAATATTCTGACTTGTCAAAAGTTATTCGTCTTTCTCAGAATGCGGATAAAGAAGTTGCTTCTGCATTCACATCAGCAAGAGCAGACTTTGGTAATTATCTTGTTTCAGAAAGCAAGAGAGGACAAGACCTTCTCGGCAAGGTGACAACAGAAACTGGTAGAGCATTATTTGCTGCTGCTTCAGGTGGTGGCAAAGGTTCTCAAGCAGAGGCTACATTTAACTTAGAACTTGAGAAAGCCTTGGATACGGCTGACAGAAGATACAAAACATCAAGAGAATCCATCAAAGCGCTTGGTCGTGAAATGGTTCCTGTATTTGACTCAATCTTAAAAGTGGTTGTTCCATTATTAGAAAAATTTGCAAAATTTGTTGGAGGTATTCCATCTGGCTTTAAAGCATTCTTGACAATTGGCGGTCTAGTTCTAGCAATGCTTGGACCAATAATGAAGATTCGTGGTGCATTTGCACAACTTCATTCAAGCGTTCTCTCTTTCAAAGCATCAGGGGGGATATTTAAAAATCTTAAATCATCAATTCATCCAATCTCTGCAGAACTTCTTGCGTCTTCTGATGCATTTTTGAGATTTAAAAATAAATTAACTCAGGTTGGAAATCAATTCTTTTTCAAGGGAACAATTAAAGAGTTAAAGCAAATGGAGAAATTGATTGCTGCTCAATCTTCAGGTAGAACAAGAGTATCAGATCGTCTTGAGAAAAAGTTGAAATTAAAAGAAACAGCAGATTATTCAGGTTTATATGAAGAAACATCAAACCAACTTAAAAATGTATTTGATGAATCTCTTGATGGATACTTAAAACCATATAGCGGAATTAAGCCAGATATTACTGGAACAATTATTGATGGTAGAGTCGTTGGCTTAGAAATGGGTAATGCTTTTGTTTCTGTTTTAACAAGTTTAGGTTTTGATCCTAGAGCCTTTACAAGAGTAGCGTCTACTGCTGGATCAGCAACGACTACAACTACTCCTGCTGGAGATGTTGTTGTTGTTCCACCAAACATAAAGAGAACGGGTAGCAGGACACCTCCTCCCGATGATGACGGTCCAGATGGACCTCCATCTGGTGGTAGTCCAGCAGGTGGTAGTCCAACAGGAGGCGCTCCAGCAGGTGGTGGTGCTGCACAAAGAGGGCCGAGAGTTCGTAATGCAATGTCTGGTCTTGAACAGGTTTGGGGCGCATTGCAGGGAACAATGGATTTTGTTAATAGTGCAACAAAGTCTCAACTTCAAGATTTTGCTAAATCATTAAATATTACAAAAGTTTCCGGATTTACTGTAAAGAGTCCTAAGTTGAAAGTTGCACAACTTAGAAGAGCAATCATTGAAGCCATATCTGCTCCTAGTCAGGTTATTGCTAAGGCTGCTGAGGAAATTCAAACTACTGTTGAGCAAGTTAAAGAGACTGTTAACAACAACGCACCTCCAGCAAAAGATACATCAAAAACAAAGAAAGCCTCTGCAAAAGCGACGGAAAATGTTGCTGAAGCGCAGGCTGATGTTGATACAACTGCTGTTGTCGAGCAGGGTAAAGAAGATGAAAAGACAGCAAAAGAAACAAAACCAAAAACTGGTAGAAAACCTACAGTAAAGAAAAAATCAGAAGAAGCAGTCGATAATACTGCTGAAGCGCAATCTACTGCAGATGCTGCCACTGTTGTTGAACAAGGCAAAGAAGACAAAAAGGTTGTTGAACAGACAAAGCCAAAAACTGGTAGAAAAGCTCCAGTAAAGAAGGCATCTGAAAAAGCAGTAGACAATGTTGTTGCTGAACAAGCAAAAGCTGATGCAAAGGCGGCTGAGCAGCAGGGCAAGGCTGATGCCGCAGTAGTTCGTTCTGGTCCAAGAACAATTAAAGCAAGACTTAAAAGAAAGCCATTCCTTAAAGTTGATAAGAATCTTGAAGGAACTATTGGAGCCTTTAGTCATTTAACTTCAACAATTAATGAAATGGTTGCCAACGCGCAGCAAGTTAAAAAAGTTTCTGTTGAAGAAGCAATTGCAAAATTAAATTTAGGTATTAAAGGTTCTAAAAAACTTCGTTTTACTCCTAAAGACTTTACTCGTCTTGCTGAATTGATGGGTGTAATCCTTCCTCAAGCTTTTTATGAAATTCAAGAGTTTACAAATAAAGCCGGGAAGCCATTACAGATTCAGGCAGATAGTCTTCAAAATATAATTAATGCTATTGCAAAAATTGTTCCAGCATCTGAATCCCTTCCAGAACTCGCTGGTAAAAAAGTTTTAAAAATTGAACAAGATTTGAATAGAGCATTTATTGCTCTTGAAAAACAAGGTGGAACAAAAGCTTTTAATATTGGTAATGCTGTTGGAACATTGCGTCATACATTGAATGAAGCAATAAACATGATGATTCCAAAGGAAAACTTAAAAGAAGGTGTCGTTGTTCCATTAGAGGAGTTAACTTACAGTGACCTTGGAACTGGTGGAAGAAGAAGTCGTGGTCGAAAAGTAAAAGCAAAACCACTTGACTATGATAGTTATGTAGATTCTGCAATACAATTTACAAAAACTTCTACAGGTACAGAATTTTGGCGGAAATTAAGAAAAAATTTACAACTTAGAACAGGTAAATCACTGTTTGAAAAGTCGATGACCGAAGAATCATTGAATCAATCATATGGTCCAGCAACTGGTGAAGTAACTGAAGGAAATGTAAGAGTTGCAAGAGCATTATCTTTTGGCAGAGCAAAGAGTAGAGGTGCGAGAGCGCTATTCAGAAGAGAAATAGACTTTGCTAGTTCATTAGATAAACTTACAGAAGAAGCATACAATGCTCATCGTGCAAAAATTGAAAAAGGAATTGCCGATGCAAGAGCTCGTATGGAAGTTATTAAAAAAATGTTTAGTGCGGGTATGGACACTGACCCGGATAAAACAAAATTATTTTCTATAGATGAATTAAAAACTGCATTAGCGGATTTTGAAAGAGAAATGCGCGAGGCTAATCTTAATGAGGATATTAACGAAGTAATTGAAAAACTTAAAGGTCAATCGGAAATTATTTCTAAAAATAGAAATAGACCAGGCAAACTTGTGTCTGGTGAAGATGCTATTTTTGATATTTCAAAGAGGCTAGATGAAAACCTCGCAAAAGCTGAAGCATCTTTAAAGACAGAGTGGGGAGATGCCGCCCCAGAGGGAGCAAGAAAATCAGCAATTAGAGCGGCCTTTAGGCAAACAGCAAGCGATTTGCAATATGCTTACATGGAGCAATTAGCATTATTCCAAAAGCAAGTCACCAAAGAAACTCCAGAAGTTGCAAGAAATCTTGCTATTGCAGATGAGAATGTTGAAATTGCAAGAGGCAAACTTAAAGATGTAAAAGGTCTTAAGGTTGGCTCTGAAGAAGGAAAGGAATATTTCAAAGGTCGTAAAAAAGCTGATGTTGTTAAGGGTCTTGAGAAAGAATTAAGTTTATTAGAAGAACAAAGACATGCAATTAAACTTCAACATGATGAATTAGTTAGAAGAAATCAGGCTGAGCAAGAAAATATTAGGAATCTTGAAAAAGTAAGAGATGCACAACTTGCTATTCTACAATCAAGAAGGGTCGATATTGGTCTTCAGCCAATTACAATATCTGGTCCAGCAATCGAAGATACTTCTCCATCAAGCAGCGAAAGAGCAGAGGCTTATTGGAAATCAAGATCAGAGTCCATGTCGAAAGCTCTCAACCAAGAAGATGCAGACAAAAGAGCTCCTGATGCAATTGCTACACCAGTAGTTAATGCTATTACTCAAGTTTCTCAAGAGATTCTTGATGCAGAGCAAGTCGTAAAGGCAGCAAGAGAAAGATTAGATGAACTTATTGGTCTTAGAACAGATATTTCAATGTCTGAACCGGGAAAGCCTTTTGCTGAAAAAGCACAAGCAAGAGTTAAAGAAGCTGTTAAAAATCTTAAAGTTAAAGCCGCTAATATTGATAAAGAAATCGTTAAACAAGAAAAAACTCTTGAAGAAGCAAAGACTGAATTAGCAAAAGTTAGTGAAAGAAGTCGTGCTGGTGGTGGAGGTCGAACTGGTTCTGTAAACCTCGGAATGCCAATGGCCGGTGGTTTTGGTGATCCAATGTCAACAGACCTTTCTCCAAGAGGAGGAAGAAGATCTCCTCTTGACATGATGACACCAAGAAACATCATGAGCATGATTCCTTCCGGTGGAGATTTAACTCCTGACCTTAGCGGTGTTATTGAAACTCTGTTTAAACAAATTTCTCAAGCTATCGGAGCACCTGCTGAGGTTATGGCGGGGGTTCTTAAAGATATTGATGACAGAGCAAAGAGAGTTTCAACAATTGTAAATACTTCTCTTGATCAATTTGATAATGAACTTGTTAATAAACTTATTACTCAAATTCAAGGCCTTCTCGGAGATAGTGAATTAACTGTTGAAAATATTTATAATGCAATTCTTGGTGCAAGAAACCAAATTTATGGAATGGTTCCAAAAGAGATTAAAGGTAATGTAATAAGTGGTAAAGCAACTGCTGAGCAAGTTACTGGTCTTGTTGAGGCTTTAAATCTTTACAATGTTTCAAAAGAAGAACTTCTTAAACTTGATGCAAGAACATTGAGAAAGATTGCTGAAAAGATGAAACTTGAAGGTAGAGCAAAGGCAAGTGAAGATGTTCTTGCCGGTCTTATCCATAATGCAATATTTAATCTTGATAAAGAAACAATTAAGGCAATTGATCTTGTTGCTCTTATGCCTGTTGTTGAAGCAGGAGCAACTGTCAAGACTGCTGGCAAAACTGTTCCAAAACCAGCTGCTCAGAAGAAAGTTAAAGAAGCGGTTATTAAACTTGAGGATACTGTTGAGGAAGTGATTGTGACAACTGAGCAGGTCATTGAGACAACGGCAAAAACAGTTGATGCTGTATTCGTCAAAATACAGAAGTCTATTCCAGTCGCTGTTCGCGTTGGGCAATCCGTCTTAGACCGTAGGGCTACAGGAATCGGAAGCGGTTGGAAGGCATCTGACGATCCAGTTTCTCCACCAATTGCTCCGAACTTACCACGCACTCCGGGGCCATTCCCTCCACCAAGATTCGGCTACGGAGGAACAGATTCTCAAGATAAATTCCTTCTTAGTCTTGTTAAAATCATAGATGCTTCTGTTTCTGCTGGTAAAGCAGTTGGTTCTCTATACCTGTCGGTCATGAGGGCTGGAACAATGATGCTTCCATTTGGCAAGACTGTATGGAACATTGGTTCAGGATTCGTTTCCTTAACACAAAGCGCAATTGCTCTTTATAAGAGCTCTAAGGAGGCTGGAACGGGTCTTCAGGGCGTTGGGAAGACTCTTAAAGAGATTGCGAAAGCAAAGATATTTGGTGGAACATATACAAATGCACAAGGTAAGCAAGTCGAATCAGCTGGTGTTCTTGGTCGATTGAGCGGAACTGCTGGTTCGATAAAGCAAGCATTCTCTGGTGCAGCAGGTAGTGGTATTCAAGGTCTCATCAATACGGCAACAATGGGTATGGGGCAATTTGGATTTGTTGCTGGCAATGTTCTTCAGAACCTGACTTCTGCACTCCAAACAATCCCGTATGTTGGAGGTCCAGTAGTTGGCATTCTTGGTGCAATTGCTGGCTCAATTTATCTTCTCATTAAGTCATCAACCATTTGGAAAGGAACAAACGAAGAAGCCTTTAAAAACTTTAAAGATGCTTGGCAAAATATTAAAGACATCTTGTCTGCAATCGCAGGCCCGTTTGAAGACTTCATCGGAACGCTTCTTGGAGCTCCAGAGGCTGGTGCAAACGCAACTGATTCGGCAAAAAGCAAGCTCCTTGCATTCTCAAATTTCATTCTCAACCTTTCTAATAGAATTGAATCTTTTGTAAAAGACTACATTGTTCCAGCAATTAGAAGATCACTAGAAATTGTTGTTTATATATTTAATGCAATTAAACCATTTGCCTCAGCAACTGTTGGATTGGTTGTTGCAATCTTTAATCAGATAACAAATAGACAAGCAAATATGGTTAAAAAAGCAGGAGATCTTTTCAAGCAAGGAACTCAAGAAGCAAGCGCTGGAAACTTTAGAATGGTTGATAATGCAATCAGAAATGTTAAAAGTGTTGAAGATGCTTGGGCAACATTTAAAAATTCTTTTAAAAATGTTTGGGAAGCAATTACTAATATTGTTCAATATTATTTATCAATAATTTATCTTAGAGCATATATGTTCTTAAATCTTGCAATGGCAGAGATTCTTCAATCATTGGTTAGTCTTTTCTTTGAAGCCGGTCAGCAAATGGGTGAGGCTATTCAGAATGGTATGTTTTCAAAAATCAAAGGACCACTTAAAGTTCTTAACTATCTTAGCCCAGTAGCTAGAGGATTAGGCCCTCTAGGCTCCCTTATAGGGATGGCAAGTAGTGGTGCTCAAGGAGTATCCAATAATTTCTTTGATAAGACACAAACAGATATCACAAGTAAGTTTAATAAGATGATTAAAGCCATTGAAAGCAGCGGTCAAGGTAAAGCAGCTTTTGATAAACTTCTTAATTCCTTAATGCCAAAAGGCGCTGGAAGTGGACTGTTCAAGTCGTTTAGAGATTTACTTACTAAAGTATTTAAAGACCCAACTGCTGCAAATGCTGCTGCTGACAATTTCAAGGATGCTGTAAATAGTGCTTTATCAAACCTTAAGCAAACCTTCTTTAATGCCGCATTAAGCGGTTTAAGCGATGCTGTTTCAAAAATCAAGAGTGAAGTCTCCGATATTCTTGAGACTCAAAAAGAAGAGTACCTTAAGGCTTATGATGATCAAATTGCTGCTATTGACGCAATGGTTGAGGCTGAGCAAAGACTTACCGCAACAGAAGAATATGAAGCTGACAAGAGACAGAGAATCAAGGATAGAGAACTTCAAAGACAGAACTATCAGAAGAATCGTACTTTGGCAATCTATGAGGGAAGAATTGATGATGCACGACAACTTGACCTTGAAGAGCAAAAAAACATTTCAGATTTCAATAAAGAAAATGCCGATGCAGAAACTGCAAGGAATAGAGATCTTCAAGGTAACGCAAGAGCAGATGCAAAAGCGGTTATTGAAAAGCAAAGGTTGGAGGCTTCTAAATTATTTGATCAGGCAATTAAGGATTTCAACGAGTATGTCGAAACTGTCGGTAAGAATGGAACATTAACAGAAGCTCAATTAACAGAGCAATGGAAAAAAATCTCTGAAGAAGCAGAAAAAACCTCAAAGGGATTGTATGACACATTCAAAACTTCATTTGAAGCTCTTCCGGGAGCAATATCCGCTGTTACCAATTCTGCTGGTGGTCTATTTAACATTCCATACGACAAATTAATTGAAGAAACAAAGAAGCAATTTGGTATTGGAAATGAAAATGCAGACTCAATACTTGGCTTAACAAGATCGATGCTCACAGGTCAGGGTTCTGCAATATCCAGTGCTTTCGACACAAGTGGTCCAATTACAAAATCTTATTCTGAAGGTCTTGAGAAGTTAAAGACTTATATTGCAACTAAAAATTCTGGAGAGGGAGAGGATAGCCTTAAGGGCATCTTCAAGAAGATTATTGCTGACGCTAACGAAGCAGCAAGGCAAGAAGTTCTCAAGGGGCAGACTGGTATTGGAAGTGCATTTGACCAGTTGGTTGGGAAAATGGATGCATCTCTTAGAAAGCTTGCGATAAAGGATATTGTCGCAGCTCAACTTAAAGAAGCGATTGATCTTGTTAATAATACGACAATCCCTGCTCCTCGAATTCAAAACAGAACCGATGCAAGTGGTAATAGTGGATTTGGCGCTGGTGGACAGAGAGTGCCAGCAGGCAGTAATCAACCAACTCCCGGATTTGATCCTAGGTCAGTGTTTGGTCTTACAAGTGGTCAAGACACTACATCACAGGGTCAGTGGTGGTCAAGATTTAGACTGAATAACAAATCTCCTTGGAATGCTTGGAATAAATTTGCAGCAGACAAACTTCCTATGTATCAGAACTTCCAGTTAAAGAATCCACAAAGATGGGAACTTAAGTTCCTTCCAAAGTCGATTGCTGTTGATCCTAATACAGTTATTGGTGGCACAAACTTCGGCCCAGTTCGTTTTAATGGTGGAGCTATCCCGTATGGAAATGGTGGTCCAACAGAAGGTCCAATGCATCAAGGCATCCCCGCAATCCTTCATGGCGGTGAGTATGTTGTTCGGAAGTCTGCTGTTGATAAGTATGGCACCGGAATGCTTCAAAAAATCAACCAAGGAACATTTGGGAAGAAAGGCGGTTTCTTTACTGGTGGAAGAGTTCGTGGAAGCAGCTTGGATGTTCCTGGTCTTAATATGGGAACAGATCCTAAATTTAATACAACAAGAGATGTAATTCGTAAACAATATACTAGTTTTTATGAAGGACTAGAGAAATTGGCCCCTAGTAGAGATAGAGCTCTTTATGAATGGCAAGTTTCAATGGGTGGTCTTAATTACAATTATATGAGAGAGATTTGGAGAAAAGAATCAAAAGATTGGGCTAATAAAGGTGAATACGCTGGTGGTGGTCTTGGGATTGAATATGACAACTGGAAAAAATGGGGAGGTTTGGAATTCTCAGATTTCCCATATAATGCAAATCCATATCAACAAATGGCTGTTTATAACAGAATGTTTGCTCTTGGTTATAAAGGAAAATATGGCGTAAAAGAAAAAGCCTTTAGTGCGGCTCAAAGAATTAAAGATACTTATGGTGGTAAATTGGCTGCTTTCCATTTTGGTTCAAAACAACTTTATGACAATGATGCATTTGTAAATAAAAATACTCCATCAAATAAAGATAAAACAAACAACTCTATTATTGTTTCTGAAAAGGATGGCATTGGGTACACACCAACAGGTAGTGCCGGATTCCGCAACTTCATTCCAATCTCTAGATTGAGAGATAGAAGAGGTAAAAGATTTGTAGACGCAAGATCTTCTTCCTACAAGCCATTCTCTTTGTTTAATGGTGGTTCAATGCCTCAATTCAAAAAGGGAGGCCCAGTCCGTTTAAGTTGTGGTATTTGTGGAAAAGGGTTTGCAAACGGAGGTCTGTTAAGAGCTCATCAACACACAGGTCATTTCAATGGTGGTTTGCTACCAAGTTATAAAGTTGGTGGAACTGTAAAACCTGCTGCAGTAACTTTAGATGAATCGATTTATGGTCCAGAGCCAACAATTGATGAAAAAATGATTAAATACATTTCTTGGTATAATAAAGACACAACGCCATATGATGCTCTATTCGATGTAAGACTAGGCGTTTCTGAGAGAACCGATCTTGGTCTTGTTAAAGGTATGGGAGATATTGGAACTTTAAGTAAATTCTATGAGAATGAAAAATATCCAAAAGGAACTATTGGTATTGGAAATATTTCCGATAAGAAAAATAAATACAATCGTGCAATCCTTACTTTAAAGAAAAACGCTCCTAAAAATGCAATTGATTATTTTAAAAAACTTATTTATTCTGAAATACAACGAGCAAAGAAAGTTCAAAAATATCAAGAATACTATTTATCACAAGAAGAGAAATTTGCTTCTGATTATGCGCCATCTCCAAGTAAAGCTTTTGTAAACATACGAGGATTTGACTTCCAACCTTATGAATATGACTGGCAAACAACAAGTATTGAGATGATGGCGAATCAACTTAAACAAGGAAACCTTAATAAAATTAAACCATTGAAAGCTTTTTATCAAAATTGGGATTCTAGTAAAGTTAAAAAGATTATTGGTATTGATCCTATAAAAGAAGGGTTCTATACAGCAATGAATTCCGTCTCCAAAGTAATAGGATTTGATGATTTTTCTATTGCTGATTCAAAAAATGCATTTCAAGATGCTAGAAAATATTTTAATAATAATAAAAATGTATTGGCTTTAAATGCACAGCCTTTTCCTCCTGGAGAACTTCCTGAAGGAAGTACTATAGGAGGAAGAGCTTCTGTATTCATGCCAGAAAAAATTGGAGGATCATCGTCTATATCAGCAATAGATTATAATCCTAAAGTACTTGATTACTACCTAGATCACTATAAGAGAGGGGATATTGATAAATCTACTCTCAAGATACAACAACATATGAAACCTGATGCTTGGAAGAGAATATTTCTTCATGAATTTGGTCATTCTATTAATCTAGGTCACCTTGATGAAGGCTACAGGTCATACAGAAGCGGAGAAGAATTACCAAAAGGCTTTAGTTCACCATTTGATAGAAATGAATCCATTATGTCTTATGCATATGTAAATCAAGATGATACCCCCGCAAGATTTGGTATTGGAGACATTGCATATATTCAAAGACTGCAAGATATTATTTTTAAAGGTAAAAAGCCAAAAACCCCAAAGGCAACGGTTCCATCAACAACGACAACTACTCCATCAAGACCTACTACTACAACGACAACTCCTTCAAGACCTACAACAACGACAACTGTTCCATCAAAACCTACTACGACTACAACTGTTCCAAAGGCTCCTACTACAACTGTTCCTCCAAAAACGACTACAACAACTGTTCCACCTACAACGACAACAGTTCCTACTGTTCCTTGTCCTACAATCCCTGGTGTAACACCAATACCTAATCCAACAATACCAAATCCTGGTACTACAACAACTATTCCTAAAATACCTGGGGTTACTCTTCCTAATGGCACAACAACAACATCAATTCCTGGTATTGACAATACAAAATGTAAAGTAATACCAATTAGAGTTTGGGATAACGATAAAAATCCAGGATTTACAGAGGATAGTTTTGCTGGAATGACTTGGCCAATGGCAAGAGATTCTCAATCTGGATGGAGAAAATGGTTTAGAGAAAGAAAAACTATTGGATCAAAATGGACTTACTGGAAAGTTGTAAATCCTAAAGAAAAGGCAAAGCTTGCAAAGAAGCAAGTTAAGAATCCTGAGCTTATTGAGAGTATTCAATATCCGGTTCCTCATGACCCAAATGCTTGGCAGATGGAGAAAGACAAATACCCAGAAAGACAACCCAGTAGGGGAGGAAGTAAATCCGGGAAAAATGGCAGAACATGGCGTATTAAATGGGTAAAAACTTGTGAGACTACTCCACCAACAGGAACAACATCGTCAACATCAACTACAACAACCATGCCAAATGGAGTTCCATCAACATCTGTTCCTGGAGTTACGACATCTACAACACCAATAAGACCAATACCTAACCCAACAATACCTCAGCCCTGTTTCCCTCCAGAAATTTATCCAACAGGGTTAAAAGTTCCACAATCTAGAATTGTTGCTATTTATGACAAAGATCCAACATCAAGATTTGTTGGTGGAATTATGCCATATGCAAATGGAGGTCCAACGGTAGGACCAATGCATAAAGGTATTCCTGCCATTCTTCATGGTGGTGAATATGTTGTAAGAAAGAGTGCGGTTGACAAATATGGCACCAACATGCTTCAGAATATTAATCAGGGCACATTTGGTAAAAAAGGCGGTTACTTTAAAGGTGGTCTTATTCCATCAGGGCTTGAGGTATCTTCCGATAAGAAAAATCTGTCCAGATTGGGATCTCTTAAAATCCCAAGACTTCAACTTAACAGTCCTGTATACGAAGGTGTAAATGAGGATACATTGAATGCTGGTCTTGGACATCAACCGGGTACACCATTTGGATGGTTGGGTAATACCGTTATTGGTGGACATCGCACTAAAGGCAATAGCCTATTTAGAAATATTACAAAAATGATTAAAGGCGATAAAATTAATTTAACTAGAGGTAATTCTAGTTATGAATACGAAACCGCTTATTCAAGAATTTTAAAACCAAATCAAGTTCAAGAATTAATGGGACAACCTCAAGGTCAAGTTAGTGGTTATAATTCAATATTAAGCCTCTTCTCATGCCATCCTCTTGGTTCAACAAAACTTAGATACATTCTTATTGCTAAATTAAAAAAGGCTTTTGATGGTAGAAAGGTTTCTAGATACAAGATTGGTGGAGTTGTAAAGGGAGGCAAGAAATCAAATCCTGCCGGAAATCCACCTCCTCCATACAAGACATGGGAAGAGTATTTTGCTGCAGAGGGACCACTAACGCCATATCAAAAATCTATTATGATTCCTAATAGGAATAATAGTAGTAACCTTCAACCTTACGATAAGAAATGGCGCGCTGAAATAAAAAGAAAAAATGAGGCTTTTGATAAAAGTTTTATTAATAGATTTGTCAAACCTGTTAGTGAGATTTTTGGTCCTATGGCTGCTATCAAGTTCGGCGCAGAAACAATTACTGGTAAAGACCTAGATGCCGCTGCTGGTTCTAATAAAAAACAAAACCGTCTTGGTTCTGCTGCCAACACCATTTTGTCGTTAATACCCTCAAAGGTTGTAACAAAACCACTTGGAAAGATTGCATCAAAAACTGGTATTTCTGGAATTGCTTCTAGAGTTATTGGAAAGGGTTCTGGTTTAATTGGTAATCAACTTAAAGGTTTCAAATCAAAATTTGCATCAATGTTTAAGGGTCTAAAATCTTCAAAGGCAGCGAATAGTGGTGTGATTGAAGATCAAATACTCAAGGATTAAAGGAAGGGGTTATTCCAACAAATAAACAAGCAGTTGATGCTATGCTTGCAAGGCAAGCACTTGAATTATTTGATGAATTAGATTATTTAGTAACTGGTCAAATAAAAGGTAGTGTCAATAGCCTTGATAAAGCTCGATTCTTAGATCAGTTAATTCTTGATGCAATAAATGATGTCCCTACAACTGCCACTAAAGATTTGAGCGTAGAAGACAGACTTTTTGGTATAGCTAAAAGTCTTGCTAATCTTTTAAACCCAAAAAAGGGATTAAGCGCTCTTGACCCAAGAATTCTTCCAAAATCAAAAGAATTAATTGAATATCAACAATTTGTAAAAGATTTTAATGGAATGCTATTGCGTGAAGTGGAGTTAAGATCTTCAGCTTGGAATAAAGCAAATCCAAATGCAACCCGTGAAGAACAAAGTGTAGCATATAAAGATATTCTCGATAACTGGTATGATAAAAATAAAATTCCAGATACTCCACTTTCAACAAATGATATTGCTCCTAATACAACTAAAAAAATTAAAACACCTAATAAATCTAAAAAAAATAATATCTTTAACCCTTTTAAAAATATCTCACCAAAAAATAAAAAATTTAATGGTGGAGCTATTCCATACTTTGATGGTGGTAGTACATACGGATCAGAGAGCCAAGGAATTCCTGCAATTCTTCATGGTGGTGAATATGTAATTCGTAAATCTTCTGTTAATAAATATGGAACAAATATGCTTCAAAATATCAATCAGGGTATTTACAAGAAAGCTGGTCAGTATAAGATTGGTGGATATGTTGATGGAATTAATGTTCCTTCAATCCCTAAGTTCTCAACCCCGATGGCAAACTATGCAAAGATCTCTGCACCAAATGTGTCAACTGGTACAATGCAGTCAGAGTCCACTCATAACTATAACTTCTTTGTCGACAACTTTATCGGAGAGACTGAATGGTTTAACTCAATGATGAAAGAATACAATATGAAAGTTGTCCCTGCTAACCAAAAGCAAGCCGGTCTTGAATCAAGGATTGTTAGAACATATAATGGTATAAACAGAGGAATGTAATGTCAATAATAAGTTTTTTATCATTAAACGGAACAGAGGTTACAGAGCAGGGCAGAACAATATCTGACTCTGTAAAAGTCGGGGCATCCGAGGTTGAACTTGATGCTGGAATAACAAAGAGATATATTAAAACGAATAAAAGAACATTTTCTTTTAAATGGGAATGGCTTCCAACAATCAAAGAAGACACCATTGATAATAGAGAAGCCCGAAACTGGCTTAAGAACTTAGCTCTAACAACACGGGGCAAGGTTCTTATGAATATTCAGTTAAGCCCGGTTGATGCCTCAGAGTCTTTCTATGTTTACATTACTGATTACTCAGAGGATCTTATTAGAAGAGATGTACAGAGAGCGTGTGACTATTATTCAGCGAGTCTTTCGGTTGAGGAAGCCTAATGTCAGAAGAAAATCCAATCTATAGGATAAATGATCTTTTAAGCGGGGTTGTCTTTAATGAAATTCCTCTTATAGTTGAAGCATCTTCGTCATTAACTATTGAAACTGAATTATCAGTAACAACACTTAGAATTACATTTGTATCTGAGTCTTTTTCTGGAGATTTAACAGTTAATTCCTCTGCGTTAAGAATACAGTTTGCATCAGCAAATCTTGATGGAATTGCAAACATTACATTAATTACACCAGTCAAAACAGTAATTTTGGGATTAACAAATCTTCCAATTAATAGTAATCTTTTAATTTCTGACTTAATACGTTTTACCCCATCTTCAAGATATCCGGGATCACTTGTTCCTCTTGTTATTCTTGACAACAATGCTTTAACAGATCAAGGTCGTAAATTTAGTGACAGCATAAAGCAAGTCTTTGTTGAGAAATCAAATTGGAATAATTCTAAGTCTAGATATTATAAAAGAAATAATGCTGGAAAGATAACATTCAAAATGTCATGGGAATGGCTTCCCTCAACCAGAGACTCCACTATTGATAAAAGAGAAGCTAGAGACTATATTAAGAAATTAGCTATGGATCCTGATGTTCATGTCTTAAAGGTTGTTACATATGGAGCGGATCCTGAAGATATTTTCTCTGAAACAGCGTATAATGTATTTATAACTTCTTACTCAGAAGATCTTGTCCGTAGAGATTTGACTTCTGATGTTTATTTTTGGAAGTGCGATTTGGAATTAGAGGAGGTTTAATGATTACACAAGATGTCTATGGGAAACCATTATCCGATTCGTTTCAAACCGCTACCAATTCATACGCTCAAAAGGTAAAACCAAAGGTTGTTATCACCTTTCTAGATAGTCGCCATGTAGACAATCTTGTTGTAACGAGTAGTGATTCCTATACATCAAACTCAAGAGGAACACTGGCCCAGCAAATGGCCGGCACTTCAATGCTTAGCGGTTACTTTTTTACACCTCAGCAATCAATGAATGGAACACAGAGGCAAGGATTTCCTTGGGCTATTGCTGGAGATATTGACCAGAACGGCAAGACGATATGTGCTGATGGAAACTTTTATGCTATGCCAAGCGACCTTGAAGATAATTATAAGTATGGATGGAGATCAAATGCTGTATCAACAGCAACATTGCATTCTGTTTCTGGATATGAATTTACAACACCAATTTGGATAAACTATAGCTTTACTCAAAGAAAAGTTAATAAGGTAAAGGTTGTAACATCAGAATTTGGTGGTAAAATAAGTTACTATAAACTTGAAATTGCTAACAATGCTTTGTCAACATTTCATACCGTGTTTGCTTCAATTGGTAAAGATGAATACTATAGAGAGCATATAATTCCATCAAATATATCTACAGATGTTGCTACAATTAAAATAACTATATATAGCACACAGACAAAATCAGATCGTGCAAGGCTTATTGAGGTCATTCCTTTATACGAAGTTGATGTAACAGACTATGTTGTAAGCCATTCTGTTCAAAGACAAGGTGAACTTTGGGAGAATTCAATTCCAATTGCAGGAAGTGGTTCTTCAAGTGCATCGATTGTATTGGATAATACAACAAAAGATTTTAGCCCATTTGACCCTACATCTTTATATGGAAAATATATGAAAAAAGATTTGAAAGTTAAACTTTCAAATGGTTGGAGGATTGTAAAAACAGACGATATTTTGGTCAATGCTGTTTTAACTTCTTCCATGACAACATCAAGCAATACACTATCTGTTAATGATGCAGCTGGTTTTTTAAATGGCAATGCTATAAACCAATTTACATTAATAGTTGATAAAGGAACTCCTAATGAAGAGGTTGTTTTGTGTTCAACAAGAACGGATAAGACAGTAACTATCCTTGACCGAGGCTATGACGGAACCTATGCTGCCAACCATAGCGCTGGTTCTTCTGTGATTTTTGACCCATACGAATACATTAACTTAGGGGAGTTTTACATAGACGAATGGTCTGGAAGTAGCGGAATGGATCTCACAATAAAATGCTTGGACAAAACAAAATTTTTAACTGAAAAGCAAATCACTAAGGGTTTCTATGTTCAGAACTCAACAGTCGGTCAGGCAGTTAAGAATATGCTTATGCAGACAAATATCTCGCAAAATGAATTATCACAACTTGTTCCGTATTCTGATTTCTTGCAACAAAATGCGGTTGCGTCATACTCATTTAAAGAAGATTTGACAGACAAGACTGGTACACCAATTGTTCCGGGGACTGGATTGAGAGTCCGGTATTGGCAAATTGCAAGTAACAAACTTAACGAATTAAAAGACATTAAGGCTGACGCTTTAGACATTCAACTATCTGCATATGACAAAGCAATGAAAGCAAAGAGTTTTGTCCCTCAAAGCAATACACAATTTACAAGTGGCGACTTCGCCGTTGATCTGCAGAATGTCAAGTTTAGCACAGGACTTGGAACGGCAGAGTCTCCAACCGTTGATGTTAAAGAGTATTTTAACGGTGTCATTGATGGCTACTGGATTCCTGCAACTGCCGGTAATATGTCTTTTGAAATAGCAGTAACAGAAGGTGGTGTTCGTGCGTACCTTGATGACAATCTTGTTCTTAGTAAATGGACAACAGCAACAGGAACTGTTACATCATACGACTATCTTGGTGGATATTTAGATGTTGATGACGGTGTTCCCTATAAACTTAGAATTGAGTTCTTTCATGGTCGTGGTTCTGAAACATTCGATATCGCCCTGTATACCAAATATGAAAGTTCTTCTGCAACAAAGCTTGCAAGATCACAGACGACAACTGTGGTAGCAGAAGAGTCTATTGGTAAAAGAAATTCTATCTTTACAAGAGGAGTTAAGAATAGAAATCATTACAGGAATAATGGAATTTATGTAAGTGATCCTGTTCTTAAACAACCATCCGGTCTGGTTTCAGAACCTTTAAATAAAGCTGTATATCTTGATGGCTCATCTTATATTAGAATACCTTATGATCAATCCTTGAATTTAGCCAACTCATCAAGTACAAGTTATACAGATGAATGGTCAATTGAATTATACGCAAAATTTCCTAACACATTTAATAGCGATGGTGAATATTTAAGCAACTGGAGCAATGCTTCTTCAACATCTGGTTTTGAATTTTTTAATACATCATCAAGTCATGGATTTAAAATTATAAAACATAATGGAACAGTAAAAACTGCTTCATCAAATACAGCTTTGTCAACAACATCCTATACACATATTGTAGTTACACATAAAGATGGTGATGCTAAATATTATGTAAATGGAGTTCTTGCGGGTAATGTTGATGGTGTTGGAGCACAAGCTAGTTGGGTTAACGACATAACAATTGGCGGAAGGGGTGCTAGTTTCTCCGCAGGCGCTGAGGTTGCACCATCCACTATTCGTAGTTTTTATATTGATGAGTTCGCAATGTATAACAAAGCCCTTACCGCAGAGACTATTAAGGACAGATACATCACGACTCAGATTAAGCCAATAACATCATTCCCTCATCTTTATGGTAATGACCAAAGTGCAAAACAAATTATTGATGCAATTGCCTTGGGTGATTTTGGAAGATTTTTTGTGGATGAAAATGACAAGTTTCAGTATTATCATTACTATAGATTCTTTGAGCCAACTATTACACAGCATTCGGTAAGTCAAAAAACAATATCAGATAGCACTCATATTCAAAGCGGTGAGTATAATGTGCAGTTACAAGTAAATAAGATAACAGTTAATGTTACAGATCAATCACCTTTGACATCTGGAAGACAAGGGCTTTGGTCTCCACCTGACAATTCTTCTTTGGGGGTTGTGACTTTGAAAGGAAATATCAGCTCAACATCAACAACAATCCCTGTTAATACAACAAATAATCCACCATTCCCAACGAGCGGTTATGTGCAGATTGATAATGAAATTATCAAGTATTCATCTATTGATGACAATAATTTTATCTTGAACACATCGGATGATAGAGCTCAGTTTGATACAACCGCTATAGAGCATTATATAAATACACCTGTTAGAGAAGCTCGTTATTATCAGATTAAGTATGATAATGCACCAGCATTTGATGTGTATAAACCATATGTTAGCGCAATACAGGATACTGTTCCACCAAAAATTGTTATGTCAAGATATATAGCAAATGCATACACAGCTGAACTCATATTGTCAGCATCCACATCGGTTGTAAGCGGAAACATTGCCTATATTCAAGGAACAAATCCTAAAACTGAAGAGCAAGATTTTACATCAATCTCTGGAGTCCCTGTTAAAAAACAAGAAGGAGCTAACCAAATCAAATCTCAAAGTGCAACTTTGTCTGAAGACATTAAAAGATACGGTCTTAAAGAAGTTGTTATTGATAATCAATATATTTATACAGCATCTAAGGCACAAGAGATTGCTGATTTCTTAATTTCAAAATTTAAAGAACCAATCCCAGTTTTAAATATTACATCAATGGCAATACCAACTCTTCAAATTGGTGATAAAATTACAATATCATCGCTAAGAAGTCTTGATATTATCAATACTGATTACTGGGTTGTATCTCACAACCTAAGTGTCGGAGATACGCTAGAGCACTCTATTACATTAAGGAAGGTTTCGTAATGACATCAGAATTTTCTGTTACATTCTCTGGAGCTGGCGGTCACAACCATGACGGCATAAGCTCCTCTAGGATTGACACAACATCGTATTCAATATTTGATTTTAGGACAGGTATTATTGGGAATAATCCATCAAGAACATCCTTGCAACAAACAAATAAGATATCTTTTGATAACTACATTATTGACTTGCTAAATACAAAAGAGTTTTCACCTACATTAATTAAAATCAAACCAAACTCTCTTGCAGGTAAAATCTTAGTTCAAGGAACTTTAACAACAGATAAATTAGAAACTAACATGGTGCTTGTAAAACAGCAAATTCAAAGTAATAATTTCAATGGAGTTATTGATAGTAATCAAAACATAACAAACGATGGGACAACGGGTTGGGCAATATCTTCATCTGGTCAATCTGTATTTAATGATGTCACCGTTAGAGGAACTATTCTTGCTAATTCAGGAAATATTGGTGGAGTTGTTATTTCAGATTCATCAATATCTGCCGACTATAATACAGCAGCTAACACTGGTTTTGCACTTTATTCAAATGGTTTTGCAGATTTTAATGAAGTCTCTGTAAGAGGTGAGATTATAGCAACTTCTGGAAATATTGGAGGATATTCAATTTCTGGGGGGGCATTGTTCTCCACTGCTAGTGGTGGAATTGAATTTGACAATAGCTGGACTTCAGAAATCAACTTAGATACAGCCTCTAGAATAGTTACAAGTACTTATTATGTTGACGAAGTTAATCTAAACGGATTCCACAATGTTATAACATTTAACGATGTAACCGCCCTAGAAGGGGGAATTAAGGTTGAAACCGGAGTGTACGATGTTGATTTCACTATC